TAATTTACGACCAAAGTCGTTACGACGAGCACTTTCGATGTCTTCTTTAAGTTGTCCAATCTCTTTGGTAAGAGTTTTTTCAACTGTAGTTTCGACTAATTGTGCTGCACGTTGAATAAATTGAGATTTAATTTTTGCTAGAGCCTCACGGCCTTCACGAACTAAACGTACCTTAGTATTTGCAAGATCTTGCTTATCTGTATGGAACTCTGCGATTTCTTGAGCTAGAGCTTCAACTACAAAACGCTCAAGCGTTTTAAATTTTGCTGCCATTTGTACTTGATCTTCATGTAATTCTTTAACTTCTTTAGAAAGTTGACGAGTTACAAATTCTTGCATTACTTTAGCATTGTTCTGCATTTTTACTGCATACTTGGCTTTCATTTCAGCAAGTTGATTACGATCTTCTACAAATTGACTAATTTCTTCACGTAGTTGGTCTCCCAACATACGATCAATTGCTTCGACCATAACTTGTTTGTCATGTTCGTAGCGTTGAGCGAATTCTTCACGTAGTTGTTGAGTTACTTGTTCACGATTCTCGACGATGCGAGCATCCCAAGCCTTCTCAATATCAGCCTTTACTTCCTCTGAAATCACATTATTCTCAAGTAGATGTTTTAAAGCTTCCAACATGTGATTCTCCTTTAATTATCGGAGCCTGCTTATTATTGCTAATAAGCTCTCTTTGAGATATTTCTGTGCTTTAGGATCACCCTTGACCTCTTGCGCTATACGCAAGTTTCTATAACCACCACGACTATTCATTAAATGTTCATAGATTGGAGTAGGATACGCACCCGGAGCACTTGGTTGAGCTACCACGTCAACGGTGATAATCTCAAAATCAGACACGTGCCCGGAACCGTCCTCACGAACGTTTCCGGAACCGCGACTTGAAACTCCTAACTTCACACCACTTTTCAACATTGTTTCCACAAGTTGTCCCATAGGTGTAGGTAGGATTTTTAATTTTCCGTAACCATCTGAGCCTTCCATCCACATTTCTGTGATCATATGGCTTACACGATCAAGGTTAATTCTTAGGTCATCTGGATGATCAACTTCGCCTAAAACTGAATAGCCACCTGCGATTTGATCGTTCAGGGTTTTGACAGCCCTGGCAATCTCTTGTACAGGATAAACACGCTGATTCTGATTCCGCTTGTCGCCTTGGATAAAAATCCCCTTCATGTGAAGATTTTTGCCGCCGTCGCCATCGGTTTCTACGACCACTTTCGCTTGGTCGAAACTCAGGTTTTCGCGAAGATAGTTCATCATACTACCTTATTTTGCTCTTCCGGGAGCACCGTTTAGCGGACTGCCTGCGCTCTTGTCGCCGTCATCTCCGCCTTTTGGAGTAGCTTGCTTCTTAAGATGCTTAACTCCAGCCTTACCGCCAGGAACGTTTACATTACCTGCGTTATCTTCTTTAGTACTAGGATTTAACAAACCACCTTTTGTACCGCCAGAGGTGCTTTCGCCTCCTTTAACAATATTAGCAGTTGTACCACCCATGTCGTTCTTACCGGCAACGATTGACTTGGCGTTTGCGCCGTTATCACCGTGCTTTGGTGAACTTACTTTTTCTACATATTCACGAACAAAGCTATCTTCTAGATCTTTGTCCATGCCCATGTCGTCGCCCATGTCGTCGCCCATGTCGTCGCCCATGTCGTCGCCGTCTTCGTCGGACATTAATGCTTCAAATTCTGAACGTAGTTCGTCAAGTGCGTCTTCTAGATCAACAACACGGTCTTCTAGATCACCTTCACCTTCTGAACCTTCTTCATCGCCCATTTCAGCGTCGATATCATCAACAAAGTCATCGCCTGCGTCGCCGCCTACGTCACCTTTGTCTTCGTCATCGCCTTCGGCAAAACCAAAACTCTCGTCCATTTCTTCGTCGTCTTCAGAGGCTTCTTCGTCTAGTTCTTCATCATCCTCTTCGGCTGATTCGTCTAGTTCTTCGTCGTCCTCATCCTTAGACTCGTCCATTTCTTCTTCGTCTTCTTCCTCGTTTACTTGAAAATCTTCAGCAAGGATTTGCTCATAAATTTCACGAGATTTTTCAACTACTAGTTGATGGAAAAGCTCTTTGGCTTTGTCACTTTCTTCATTAATAAGATGTTCGAGCATCTGCTCGAATTTATTTCGATCAGTCATTTTTATCTCCTATAGGTTGCAAGGCTGTCAAATATATTTACACTTAATTAAAATAATAGGGGGTAAATGGTGTGTTTTTAACGAATTTTAGGCCATATTTCCATTTGTCTTTTAAATTCTTTAATGTTAATATGTCTAAAATTTGGTTGTTCCCATTGAGGACTATAATAGGAATCTTCTACTACTCTATAAAATTTTATTTTAGGATTTGTTTTTACAACACTTTCTGTTTGTCGTTCCCAATTTCCATAGTATGTAGCTGGTTGATCTGATTTTTTATAATTGTCTGTATCTGCATATATGTTGTTGACTTTTCCGTTAAGTCCTGTATAATCAAATCCTAATATATAAATTTCTATAGGTTTATGAGTAGCTGCAAGATGCAATGCAGTAGGTCCTGAACTCCAGCCAAAACTAGGATCAAAATATCTAAAACCGTTATAACTTTTATATCTTACATTAGGATTAGTCCATACTTCGTGATATAATTGATAGCGAGAATTTGCTATTTCAATAATCATTTTGCTATCAACAGCAACAAGATAATCTGGTTCAAACTCTCTATAGAGAGCATTACAACCATATATTTTTCCGTAAGTTTTTAATTGATTTAAATCTATTAGTAAACGGCTTTTACCGTTTCCAAGAACAAAGCTTCGCATTACATAATTTATGCAGCTGGTTGAGCCTGTGTCATGTACATTGATTGTACAAGTTCTAGATCTTTTTCTTGTTCTAGTATATGTGCTTCACTAGTTTTACGTAATTCATTAATTTGACGTAAAGTAAGACGAGTTTTACGAGTATCTTTTCTTTTTAAACTACTACTGTCGCGAGAAGAATTATACTGTAAATTATTAGCCACAGACTGCATGTCTTTGTCTGCATAAAAAAGTTCTCGTAAAATCATAGTAAATTATTTATGCTGTTGGCGGAACAACTGGAGCGGCTGGTTGGGCGGCTGGAGCGGCTGCACCTGCTTCTGCACCTTCCGGTGGAGCTGATTCATCTGCTAAATTGCCTAAATCACTTTCAATACCTGCTTGGCTTATACCAGCTGATCGCATTTCTCCAGAGCTATCGGTAGGTATTGGTTTGCTCTTTCCGTTTTCTTCTGCCCATAAACGTTCGTTTTCTGCAACTTCTTCTTCAGTAAGTCCTAAGAATCGTTTTAGTGCAAATCGTTTACTCATGTGTGGAACTTGTAAGAGCTGTGCAAATTGTGGCACACGTTGTCCATCAAGCTCTGCTTGTCTATAGGTAGCAAAATTTTGTGGAGGCTGGAACTGCAATTCAAACATACTCGAATCAATATTAACCCCTCTTTCATATAGATAAAGTTTAAATTCTTGATCAAATATTTCTTGCATAAGACTTTGTAGTCTTTGGCAATAGTTATTAAAACGTAGTTCTTGAATATATGCTGTGCCAACACGCCCGTCGTTATACTGCGCTTGACTGTCATCTGCACCTGTAGGCAGATAGCTACTTGGAATCCTTAAACCACGGAATAATTTATTAGTAAAGTATTTTAAATCGTCAATTTCGCCTAAATTAGTACCGCCCGGTAATGTTTCAACTTTACTTCCACGTCCTTCTGCTGTTTGCGGAAAGAAGTAATCTTCGTTGATACTTAACGGATTGTACGCTGAATCAACAACATTAGTTCCGCCACCAGTTGCACTAGGTAGTCTACGTTGATTAATTTCGTTTTTTACTCTCTCTACAAAACTCATAGCCAAATGACTTGGCATATTACCTACGTCAACGTAGAATACTCTACGCTCTGGCGCACGTTGAACACGATAGATAATAATAGCATCTTCAAGCAATTCTTTTTGCTTATAGACTTTAAAAACATTTTCTAATAAGCTATTTCCAAAAGGATAGTTGTTGTCTAATCCTTCAGATAAGCTTAGATGTACAACATGTTTTGCTTCAATTGCTACTTCGTTTTGATTGTTACTGAATCTAGTACCTGGGCTAATAGGGTATGCACTAGCATTGCCTCGAGCAGCAGCTCCGCCAGCAGCATAGGCAGTGCCTCTATTATTAGTGTTCATTGTATTAGGATTAATTGTTGTAACAACTAAATCCATAAAGTTAGGATTTAAATCTCTAATTACATATTGTTCAGGTGCTTTTCCATCTGACTCATTAACAATTACTTTAGTAATTTTACTAGGATCGATGTAAACCCATTTTTTATTTTCTGGATCTCGAATAAAAAAAGCATCACCGTATTTGAAAACATTGCGTACAATTCGAAAAATTCTAGTTTCAAATTTTTGCAATTTAGACCATTGTTGTAAGTATTCTCTAAGAATAGATATCTCTGAGTTAGTTGCCTTAGCTCGATAAAACAATGTAAACGGTGTTTGATTTTCTCTGTTCTTTTGTGAACAAAATTCTGCAATAATATCTAATGCAGCATTAACTTCGCTGTCCATATCCATTGTGTCATATTGCAAATAACGTTCAATACGATTTGGTGCACCTGTATAAACATCTGGTAAAAAACTACTATAATTTGCTCTAGCAGGACCCGGTCGAGATGAGTTAGATCCTAGAGGACTATATGTCCCAGGATTATTTTCTACAGTTACTGGTGTAAAGAATTTTTTCCAACTCATGCTTTGGCTCTCTCGTATAAGTTATTGCTCATTGACTTATTAGATCTAGCCACTGATGCAAAACCTTGTTCTGAAGTCGATACTAGCTGACCTACCTTAGTATTTAACGCCGTTAAAGCTTTCACTACATCATCAAGAGTAGCTTTTCCACCACCGCCTGGACTGCTAGCCGCTGCTGATTCAGATTTCGATGCTGGACTAGATCCAGGCTTACTAGCAGTTTCAGCACCAACTGGTGTATATTCTTCTCCAGTCTCTGGATTGATTGCTTTACCCGGACTTGCTTGCTTTTCTGCAGGTTTATCGGGAACAGCAGTCTTTGTGCTTTTTGGTTTAGCAATTGGTAAGCCAGATTTACTTAATGTAAAACTGTTAATATCAATTTTGCCTCGACCTGGTTGCTGTGCTGTTGTAGGTGCTGTAGACTTTAGCATATCGTCCATTGCATTTTGAGCTACAGCTTCATCAACTCCTGCCATCTCGTCGTAAGGTTGACTAGCTTGTTGTGCTGCGATAGCACCATCTAGATCGCCAAATTCGTCGTAAGGCTGAGATTGTGCATATTTCATAGCGCCATCTAGATCACCAAACTCTGTATCAATATCGTGGCTAACTTTGGCCATTGCGCCTTCAAGATCACCAAACTCTGTATCAGGATACATGTCTTCAGCAGCACGTTTCATTGCTCCTGCTAAGTCACCGAACTCAGTATCAACATCAGATGCTACCTTGGCCATAGCGCCTTCAAGATCACCGAACTCAGTATCAACATCAGATGCTACCTTGGCCATAGCGCCTTCAAGATCACCAAACTCTGTATCAGGATACATACGCTCAGCTGCATCTTTCATTGCACCGGCAAGATCCCCAAATTCATCACTAACATCTTGACTAACTTTAGCCATAGCTGCTTCAAGATCGCCAAACTCAGTATCTTCTGCCGCGTGTTTAGCAATAGCTTCATCTAACCCGGCAAACTCATCAAATGGAATTTGTTTTGCTATAAATTCATCTAGACCAGCAAATTCATCAAAAGGCATTTGTTTAGCAATAGCTTCGTCTAGACCAGCAAACTCATCAAATGGAATTTGTTTTGCTATAAATTCATCAAGGCCGCCAAATTCATCAAATGGCATTTGTTTAGCAATAGCTTCATCTAATCCCTTAAACTCATCGTAAGACTCTTCAACTGCTTTTGACGTTGTTTTTGTTAATGATTTAAAGCTAGAAGTAAAATTCTTAAATGTATTTTCAAAAGGAGATGTAAATTCTTTTATATCTGGTATTTTAATTGAGCTAGATAAACCACTTAATGATGTGTTAATGTTCTTAGATATATTTCCTAAATCAAACCCAGACATGCCTTGACCAGCAGCTGACATTGCGGATTGTTTAGATATAGTTTGTCCATAAACCATCATTTCTTTGCTCATTTTATCCGCAATACCTTGACTCTCTAAAACAGAATCTTTACTTAATGCGCCGCCAATGCCGCCGCCTGAAGCTAACCCTGGTATCTTAATTTCAGGCATTTTTATATTAGGCATCTTAATTTCAGGCATTTTTTGATTTGCACCTTTTAATGCTTCGCCCATACCACTCATAGAAGAACTAAGTATTTTCTTCATGTCATCTGGTCGTACTACACCTTCTAAACCGTGTAGTTCTACCATTGTGCCTTGCCCCCAATTTTCAAATAATTTACCAGCCATTTCAAGACTGCCGCCTTGGCGCTGGATACGATCGCCTAGCTTTTCAGCACCTTTA